GAGACAAAAGTTACAATAACTATCGATAGGCATCTGACGGAAATTCGGAATACAAAAAGAGGTTATGAAAACTTCGGGTAGCTCCAATGACAACAAGAAAGAATTTTTTAAACATCTTTCCATGTTTGAAAAATTCAAGCTTATTCCAAGAAGCTGCTACTTAAACACTATTGATTTATTTTTTGAGTAAAGTGTGGGTTTAATGTCGCACCATCAGAATAGTCTTTCGGGGGAATCGAAAAATAATTCAGATTAAAAAACACAACAAAAAAGACACGACCTAAATCGTGTCCGAACATTCATATATGAAATGAAAAATATTTGAATCCACTATTCTGTTTTTTCTTCTAGTCGAATACTGTTTACTCCCCAATATGCAGCAACGCTTCTATTTCTCTCGTTATTCTTATCCATAGTAATATCACCATCATTGTGAA